CTTGCGGCGGTCGACGGCGTCACACCTGGCGGCCGCCGGCCTGGACGCGACCGCGTACCTCGGGCATTCGACCGACCGGATCACGCGGCGGTCGTACCTGGATCCGCGCGTCGTCGACTCCAGTCGGCCGAAGGCCTGGCAGTCGCTCCCGCGGGTGTTCCGGCCGGACCCGGAACCACCGGCACAGTCGGCGTAATCGCGCCCCGATCGCAGTCCTGTCCCCGGACGTGGCAGGACGGCGAATCCTGCGACCGACAATCGTCACGACCCATTCATCCGGAGGCGTGGTGGGCCTGATGCTGCCGGAGCAGGGCGGCGGGAACCATCCGTTTGACGAAGTCGGCGGCCTGGGCGACGTGGCCCACGGTGACGCCCTGCGGCGGTCGGCAGCAGGCCCGGACGCCGGACATGATCGCGGCCTGGTGGACGGCGACGGCGGCCCCGTCGTACTCGAGCTCGGCCCGGACGGGTCGGTCGCCGACGACGTCGATCACCCGGCCCTCGTGGTGGTAGTTCATCACCTCGACGGCCGTCCCGACGCCGATCGCCGGCAGCGTCACCAGGCTCGGGGCGTGCAGCTCGAGCCGGCGCTGGCCGCACACGAAGACGTACGACAGCTCGACGCCGGTCCGCTTCTCAAACTCCCTGACACTCTTGCCGGTGCCGTGGAGATCGACGAACAGCGTCCCAGGCGCTAGCCGCCGAACGTACTTCACGAACGACTCCGACGGCCTGGCGAGCGTCGACCGGCTCGCGTGGAACACGCCGACCGTCTCGCCGTAGAGCTTGTGGTACGCGTGGCCGAGGAGGATCGCGTCGCGGGAAACGAAGTACACGCGCTCGGGCCGGGCGGCGTTGACGTACTCCCGAACCAGGGCCGCCGCCGTGAGCAGGAACGGCACGCCAGCCCGGGCGGCTCCGTCCCACAGGGCAGCCTCGGCCGTGCCCGGCTCGTGGGGATTCTGCAGCCTGGCAGCGCGGGCCGCGGCGGCGACCTCCCACAGCCCGGCCCGCGTCCACTCGGCCTCATACTCGCAGACTTGCTCGGAATACTTGCGGGCCGCAAGGCCCATCCGGAGGGGGCGGGCGACGTCGCTCTGCGGATTGTCGCCGACGTGGATCTCCGCCTCGCGGGCGGCCGCTGTCTTCCACCACTTGCCGGTGTGCTTGTCGTCCCAGCTCACGACGAGCTCGACGCCGGCGGGGACGCCGATCCGCTCGGCCAGGGCGCGGACCTGGTCCTCGCCGAAGTAGGTGTCGCTTACGATCCGGTCGCCGGGCCGAAGGGCCGAGACGTTCTCGGCGATCGGGAACGCCCCGGCCAGCTCCGCCTCCCACTCCGCGGCGGCGAGCTCGTCGATCCGGGCCTGCGGCCACCGCGTGAGATCCCGCAGGGAGCGGAAGATGCCGGCCCACGTCTTATCGCTTCGTCGCTCCGCCTCCTGGCGGACCGGGACGTAGGCCGCACCGCCGACAGCCTCGAACAGCCGCCACGGCTCGCCGCAGCCACGTCCGCAGAGCGTGTCGAAGAAGTCGTAGCTCTTCACCAGACCCTCGCCTTCACCTCTCGCGACGAAACATCCGACCGGCCGGCCGCCTGCCCACACAGCCACGGCCGGGCCGCGTAGGCCGTAAGCCGGCCCGACGCGTGGAGCTCGCCGTAGCGGTGGTCGACGTGGTGCCGGCAGGCCCAGCGGTCCTCCGCCTCGATGTAGCGCCGGGCCTCCGCCAGCGCCGACCGCCCGAGTATCGCGTACGCGTGCGTGCGATTGATGTTCCGCCCGCTGACCAGTCCGTCGACAGCGGGGACCGGCTTCCGGAGATGCTGGCCTCCGAGGTAGAGCTGGTCGCAGTCGGCCGGCACCGGCAGCCGCGACAGCCTGTCGGAGAAGTCAGGGACGAAGGTCGCGTCGTCCTCGAAGACGAGCAGCCGATCGGCGCCTTCGCGGATCGCCCGGTCGATCGCGGCCTGATGGGAGAGCAGGCAGCCCCAGGCCCCGTCCGTCGTCTGCCACCAGGCGGGCCGCGGTACGTCTCGGCCGTCGACTGCCGTCAGCAGCTCGGGCCGCGGGAATGGAAGATCGTCCGGCAGCCGCTCGTAGAAGCCCGCCAGCCGATCGGGCCGGTGGGCGAGGGAGATCACGACGACGAGGTCGAACACGGCGCAGCCTCGCATTCGGCCAAGCAGCCGGCGTAGCCGGCCAGGTCGACCGGCGTGTCGGCCGTCTTCGACTCGCCCTGATGCCGGGCGAGCTTGTCGAGAATCATGATCTGTGCCCAGTCGGCAGCCGTCAGCGGCGACCGCAGCCGGTCCCCGAGGAGCGCCGTTACCATCGCCGCCGTTCTGGCGAAGTGCTCCGTTGGCGGCCCGTACGTCTGCCGCCGCTGGCGGACCGTCGCCTGGGCGACCTCGAGCAGCTTCTCCGCCTGGCTCGTCCCTGGCTCGCGGTTATCGTCGCGATACATTTTTTCCTCCTTGAGTTGCCGCACCATGCCGGACAAGTGCAAGACGTACGAGGCTAACGTCCCGGCGGTGCCGGTGTAAGCCCCGGAAAACCGCCGCGCCCGCTGTTCCGCGTCGGCGATCTGCTCGTCGGTGAGGATCACGAGCTGCGGACCTTCCCGTTGGCGATCCGGAAATTGTGGACGTCGAACTCGCCGTCGGCGTGGACCGTCACGATCGCGGCCCCGTGATTCCAGCGGTTGATCCTCGCGTATTCGGGCGTCAGGTCGCACAGGCAGCCGGTCGACCAGCAGAACGTCTCCGCGTGCCACATGTCCGACTCGGCGTGCCCGCTCGAGCGGTGAGAGTGGCCGACGAGGACGGACGTCAGCGTCCGCAGGAACGCGCCCCGCGCGACGTTGACCGGGGCGGCCAGCCCCTTCGGCAGCTCGTGGCCGTGGAGGACCGGAAGCTGGCCGAGCATGATCGGCCGCTGGTCCTCGACGAGCTCGACGCCGTGGTCGCCCAGTTTCAGCCAGGCGGCGAGGCTCATCATCGGCTCGTCGGCGATCTCGGGGGCGTGCTGGTATAGCCAAGACTTCCAACGGAATTCGTGATTTCCTTCCTTTAGGACGATCGGGATCTCGGGGAACTGGCCGCGGACGTACGCGAGGAAGTCTCGCACAGCCTGCAGCTCGCCTTTAAAGTCCCGGGCCGCCGGGTCCTTCTCCCACCTCGAGATCGAGTAGAAGTCCGCTATGTCGCCGTTCAGAACCAGGGCGTCGATCCGCTCGTCGACCAGGCGGTCGACTGCGGCCCGGACGGCGGTCTCGTCGTGGTAGGGGACGTGCACATCCGACAGGATTCCGACCTTCCCCACCACGTCGAGGACGTAGGGCGTCCACGGCGTCGCCCGGCTGGCCGGCATCGGGGCGCCCTGGCCGGGTGCCCGAGCCGGGCGCGGGTGCGATGCCCTCTGGCGCTTGGCCTTGCTCTGGCCGAACAGCCGGCGGATCCGCGTCCTGGCCTGCTCCATCGTGATCGCGTTACCGCTTTCCTCGACGAGCCTTCGGGCGAGGCTTCGCGACGGATGGTCGGGAAACTTTTCGACGAGCCTTTTCGCCGCCACCGCCAGCGGGTCGTTCGTGGGCATCCTTGCCTTCCTTTCGCAGAAGCCAGCCGTCCTCGTCGGGCGGTCCGCCCGCCTTGCCGTCGTCGTCGTCCTCCGCCTCGATGTCGCTCGTGAACTGCTTCGCCGGCTTCCGTGCCATTTTCAGCCCCCGAGGTAAAACTCCTTAGCGGCCCTTTGTACGGCGTATCCAGCCTCGTTCAATAACTGCTGTCGCCGCTTGCAGCCGCAATCCTTCAGCCCGGACACGCGCTCGACGAGCTGCGGCGTGATCCCAACTGCCGCCAGGCCCGACGCTACGACGTCGCCGACAGCCACCATGCCCGGCGGACGGCAGCGGCGGCGGTGCCCGAGCCGCTTTGCCGTGTAGCCGCACCGCGGGCACGTCAATTGCGTGGCGAGGTCGCACTCCATCAGCCTGCCTCGATCGAGTAACCAGAGAACAGGCGGTATCGCGCTATATTAAACGGGATGGTTCCGTTAGTGGCGTCGTAAATGCAGAGCCTGGGCGGAAATAAAAACAGCGGGTGAGACGGGCTGCTGCCGACTAGCGTGACCAGTGTCTTCATTTGATAAACAACCCCGTTATAGGTGAGCGGCGTTTCCGGCTCGTCGAACGAAAAATTTTCCTCGCAGGGTGTGACACACGCCGGATCGTCGCCGGCGTCGTCAGAACCGAACGACGTAAGGCCGGCACTGGCGACGGCCGGCTGGCCGCCGAAGGTAAAGGTGTGGCCCATAAACCAGGTGTACCGATCCTGTCCCTTTTTGCACGGCGGCGAATACCAGAACGGAGGATCGTTGGCGTAGTCCGGATGCCAGTCGATCATCGGCTTCGTTACGCCGCCGATCCTGAGCTGGGCCGTCGCGCCGCAGTCGCAGCCGGCGGGAGACACGGCGTTAAGGTCGACCTCGATCCTTAGATGCGGGTGCGTTTGGCCGAGCTCGCTGTCGACTGCCGTTTCCTCGGACTCGTAGCGGTACTTCAAGAAACAGGCCGCGCTTTCCTCCGGAACGAGCGACAGGCTGTAGCTCGAGGCGGTCAGGTATGTCGCGTCGACGAACTTGTCCGGGTAGACCCCGTTGTATGGTGGGTCGTCGTACTCCGCGTGTATTCGGACGGTGATCTCCGTCGGCGGGCACGCGCCAAAGCATCCAGGGAACGCCGATATTCCCTCGCCGTTTGGTAGCGTCAAACACTCCTCCGCCGGCGGCGCTTCTTCGGACGGCGTTACGACGGCGAACCCGAAGTCGATCGCGCCTGCGAACAGCTCGTCGGTGTATGTCGACGGGCCTTCGATGTAGTCCTGCAGCTTCCAGCCAGGCAACGGCGCTATGGGCGCTCGGGCCGACGTCCCGCCAACCGCGAGCAAGGCGGTGCCGCTGTCGCACGGCGAAAGGATGAACGTTCTTGTATTACACCTGCCGAATGGGATCGGCTCCGACGCATACAGGATCGGCTCCACACCCTCTACCCGCCGCAAGATAAACGGCTCCGACCACCGCTCCGCCACGATCGGGCACTCCTCCTCGGACGTGTCCGGATAGAATCCGTCCGCCGGTGTTGTCGGCGCGTAGAACGCCCCGTCCTCGGAAAAAAAGTCCTCGGCGAACTGCAGCGAGTAGTGCGACGGGGCGTCCGGAAACGAGAGGTCGACCTGGCCGCAGTAGCAATTACAGACACACGGCGGCGACGGCTTTGTGATCTTCACCTCCCACGAGCCAACCGTGGACAGGAAGTCGTTCCCCATCCAGTCGGGAAGATCCTCGAGCGTGTTCTCGTCGACGGTGGAGAGCGTCACGGAATCGTCGGAGTCGAGAAGCGCGTTCGCGCCAGTGAACGACAGCCGCAGGACGTGCCCCTCCGACTGCGTCCATTGAAGAGAAACGAAACCGTCGTCGCTGACGAGCTCGAGGTCGCCGAGGACAATCGGATCGGCAGACGCTGCCGGCCTCGCCTGCCCCAGCTCATGGGAGGCCGAGCCGAAAAAGAGGTTAATCTGTCCGGTGTCGAGGCCGCCGCTGATCGTCCAGCGCGCGCCGCCTTCAAACCCGATCGCCTTGATGTGCAGGCGATACAGGCACTCGCAGCACGCGCACGGATTGCCGATGAGCACGTCTAGCACTCCGCGGCAATGAGGACGAATTCCTCGCCGTCGTAGCTGACGGCGCACTTTCTGGTATCAGCTCCCGTAAACGCGACATAGTGATTCCTGGCCGTGACTGAAAACGAAACGGCCGCAGCAGCCCCGGGCGGTGTGAAGTCGACGGTAATCGACTTCGTGGATCCTTTCGCCCACGGGGCCACAAATTCCCCCGTAAGGATCGGCGGCATCTCGGAGGCGACGAGATACCAGGAGCCCGTCTCGCCCATGCCAAGCAGCACGAATACGCCCGAGGCGACGTAGTGAAGGTGGTTCACGACGCTTTCGATGGTCTTGGTGGTCGCGACCTCGTCGGGAGGCGTCCCGTCCTCCCAGAGCGTGATCGTCGCGGTGTCCCCCTTTTCCCAGGCGGCCGTCGTTTTCCCGAGCCGCAGGCTGTCCCAGTAGCTCAAGCCGCCGCGGTCGAATTTTCGCCCGGGGATATTGCGGTCGCCGCGCTCGTACGCGTTGACGGCCCGCGCGACACGGGCCGCAGTCCGGCCCGTGAGCATCACCGGGCGGCTGCCCTTGTTGGCAATTGTCTTTCTCACGGGAAGATCTGGCCGAAGAGGTTGGCGAACGGCTGCTGTTTATACACGTTGAACGTCAGCGGGCAGGGCTTTTGCCCGGCCGGCACGGCGACGCCCTCGCACAGGCCGACGGGACCCTGAACAGGCTTGTTGTCGTGCCCAACGATCACTTTTCGCTCCTCGCCGGAGGAGGACGGCTCGCCGTCCTCGTTAACTAGCTGGTTATATCCGATGTCGTGAAGAATGAGCTGCCACCCGGTTGCCCTATAAGCAAACTCCCAAGTTACCTCCCAGTATTCGACCGTAATGCCTTCTATGTTTTCGGTTTGCAATTGCGCGGAGCAGCCTTGGCACTTCCAAGTGCCTGGCTCGCCGCCATGCCATATGTCAGAGTTGACGGCGTTCGTGTATGTGACAGCGTCGCCGGTCCACGCTGCAGCAGTTAACGCGTAGCGGGTGGTTGACAGGCGAAACTCCGCCTGTTCGCAGACAACGTCCTCGAGCGGGTCGCCCGCGCTGTTGGTGATTTCTTTTGGAGGAGTGTCTACAGTGTGCGTCACCGGCCCAGTCGTGACGCTCGAGCCGGCCGACCACGTCGGCCGCTTGTTTATTCCGCTTAACTGCCCTGGAGGGGGCGGGTCGCCGCCATCTTCTTTCGGCAAGTCCACTGGCGCGGCGTAATACTTGAACGACACGGCGTAGAGGAGCCCGCTGTCGTGGATGCACTTTACGTCGTATTCCATCGCGACGATCGACACGTTCTCCGGGTGGGAATCCTTGAGAGCGATTCCTGGAGCATTGGAAACGTCTATCAAGTTCTCCGCCGGATCGTCGGTCCGCACTCGGAACGACCGCGTATAGGTGTCGGTCTCTTGGACCTTGCCTGAGAGTGACCGCTCGCGCGGCAGTTCTTCGCAGTGAACGATCGCCATGCTTAGGTTCCCGCCGCTGGGGCAAATTCGGCTACGTCAAAATCGTCCTCGCCGAGCCGTTGCTCGAGGATCTGGTTCGTGCGCTTCTGCTCGGCGAGCTGCTCTTCCTGGACGGTCTGCCCGCCCTGTCTCATAAGCCGCTGCATTTCCTTGATGCCCTCGGCCGATCGGACGTCGAGCCCGCGGATCGCCTCGCGGACAGGCTGGGCTTCCTCGGCAGCGGACGGCGGGGCAGTGCCGACCCGCTGCACAGGGGCGACGTCGCCCGTAGCCGCGGCGGCTGCTTCAGCGCGGGCGATCGCATCGTCGACCAAAGATGTGATCGGGCCGGCGATGGCCTCGCCGGCAGTCTCCGCTTCGCCAAACCACGCGTCGCTGAAATTGTTTCCGGCGTCGACCACGTTCTGCATGAGGTCGTCGGTCATTCCCTCGCGAAAGTCTTGGAACATACTTAGCGTTCCATCGAGCCCGCTGGTATCGAAGCCAAGCGCATCGCCGGCGGCTTTTAGAGCCAGGACGATCCCTTCGCCAATGCCCGCCAGGCCGATAATGATCGCGTCGAATGCCGCCTGCAGCAGGTTCCCGATCCCCGAGAAAAACGACGCTACGCGCTGGCCCACCTCGAACACCGCGGCCCATTGGGCGCCAACCTGCGAGACGTACTCCCAGACGCCGGAGAGGCTGGCGATAACGGCGTCGGCAATCTCCGCGAAAAATCGAGCGCCCTCCAAGATGCCTTGACCTATCCTCTGCCCGATCGTCGCTCCGCCGACTTCTCCGATGAAGTCGGAGAACTGCGTCACGATCGCCTCGATCCCCGGGGCGAGGTACGCGACCACCTGCTGGGTGACGCCGGCGATCGCCTGCCGGGCGCGGTCGAACGAGTCGCCCATCGCGTCCACGTTGTCCGCCTGGGCCTGGGTGAGCGTGAGCCCGAACCGCTCGGCCTCGGCCCTGGCGGCCTGGATTCCGGCCGCCCCCTGCTCGAACATTGGCAGCAGCTCGACGCCGGCCCGGCCGAAGATCCGCACCGCGGCCGCTGCCCGCTCCGCCTCGGTCGGAAGCTGCGAGATAGCCTGGGCGATCGCCTCGAACCGCTGCTCGGCCGTCATTCCGTTGAGGCTTTCGACGGACAGGCCGATCGACTCAAACGCAGCCGAGGCGGTCTTCGACCCGCCGGCGGCCTTGCTGAACGCGATCTCCGCTTTCTGTATCCCTTTTGCGATTGTCTCCATGCCAACGTCTACAAGGGCTCCAGCGTTCGCCAGGCCGGCCATTTCGCCATAGGTGAGCCCGAGCCGGGCCGCGAGCTTGTTGGTCGAGTCGATAACCTCGGCCTGGGCGGCGCCCATACCGATCAGCGTCCGCCCGAGCTGCGTCGCGCCGGAGATGATCGACCCGAAGAGCTGGGCGCCGTTGATCGCCACGAGGGCCGACATACTCGAGCGGAGGCCCGCCACGTCGCTCCGAAGGCGGCGCATCGACGAGCCGGCCGCGTTCACGCCGGACGTGAGCCCGGACGTGGATGCCGTAAAGACCGCCCGTACCTTGCCGATCGTCGCCATTCACTTAGCCTTCGTGGGCGGGATCTTGAGTTTCGCCAGCTCTCGCAGCATCTCTTCCTCGGTCTGCGTCGGCCGCGACGGATCGAAGCCGGGGCAGAACATATCCTCCGCGTCGGACGACACCTTCGCGCCGAACGCGTTGGCGAGCGTCACGGCAAGCCGGGCGGTCCGCCGCCACGCCATGCCGAACGGCTCGACCCTGTAGAAGGCCAGCCACCGGGCGAGCTGCGAGAGTGTGATCTGGCGCTTCCATGCTTCGACGTCCCAGATGCCGAACTCGAGGGCCAGGCGGTAGAGGAACAGCTCCAGAGTCCCGCCTGGCGACCTTAGTTTTTTTCCAGTTCCGCCACTTCCTCTTCGGTGATCCGGAAGAGCTTCAGGGCCTCCTGCCAAATCCGATGCAAGGCGGCGGCCGACTTGTGTCCGAGCTGCTCGATCTCCCGCTCGGTGAAGAGCAGCTTCCCTTCCTCGTCGCAGAGGACGAGCGACGCGAGCTTGGCCCGCCACACCTTATGCGGCTGCCGCTTGTGCTCCTCGCAGTAGAGCTCCCACGCGTCGCGGTCGTTCGCCGTCGGCCGGCGGAGGTACACGTCGTCGCCCCACTCGGGGATGTGCAGCTTGACCGGAGCCCCGAGGTCCTCGAGGTCGAGGATCGCCTTCTTACTTGCCAGTGCCATATGTGCCCCTTATTGAACGAACCGGAAGGTCGCGGTGCCTTTGACGAGCTCGCCGACCGACGCCTCGTAGTCGAACGATTCAAGGATCGCCTTTCCGCCGCCGCCCGAGCTTCCGATGCTGAAAGACAGATCGTTTGTCTGTCCGACCAGGCCTTCGGAAAACCCCGGGTTTCCGAAGAATCTGATCGTTATCGTGCCTGGGTCAACAGCCAGACACATGATCCTATTTCGGACGAACGCGTCCTCGCCGAAACCGACGACCGTGCTTCCGGCCGATACGAGGTCGGCCCGGCCAGAGGAGGCCGCGATGCCGGTAAGGTTCCCGTAGGAACCTCCCCAGGAGAACGTCGAGCCCTGCGACTCTAGCGCCATCGCCGCCCCCGATCTGTCAGTCGGGGATCGAAACGAGGGTAGCGGAGCCCTTCACGAGCTCGCCGACGGAGTACTCGATCTCCACGTCGGTGTATTTGTAGGTCGTGCCTTCGTAGGTCGTGGTGTCGCCAGCCGAGGGGGCGGACGTCGACAGGAACTGACACGTAATCGTTTTTGTGACGCCCGACACCGCGCCGCTGCCGGCGTCCGGCAGGCCGTTGACGTAGACGCGGTCGCTGCCGACCGCGAGGTCGAGCGTCGACGCGTCGAGACGGTTCTTCGAGTCGGTGACGTCTACGCCGGTCTGCTTCACCTTGACGTTCGTCAAGCCGGATGGAAGGCCGGTAAACGTAAGACCCTGGGCGGGGGTTGGCATTGGGTGCTCCTATTCCTCACTCGGGCGGGGCCGGCTTGTAGCGGTAGGTTGCCGTTCCCTTGATCATCTCGCCGACGGCGTACTCGGTCTCACTGTCGACGCACAGCCAGCCGGTGGCCTCGGGGTTGGTGTTCACGGCCGGGGCCTCCCCGAAGAAGGTCACGCTTACCTCCTGCGTGATGCCCTCGTCCGCGGCCGTTCCGGCGTCGACCAGCGGCGCGTCGGCGTAGACCCGCTCCGCGTCCTCGAGCGTCGTGATGTCGAGCTTATTTTTCGAGTCGGTCGGGTTGGCCGCCGTGCTCTTTACCTTGACGTTCGTCGCCCCGGCCGGGAGCGTGAATCCGACCTCGGGCAAACTGGAAAGGGGCATTCGTCAACTCCCTGCGGACTCTTGCCAGTAAATCAGGTACGTCTGCTCGACGAGGTAGGTCGGCGTGTCGTCGCCGTCGATGAAGACCGGGTCTCCGTCCTTCTCGTCTGCGAGGTCGACGTCGTCGATTGTGACGCCGCCGCTTTCGCCGCTGAAGTTGTCCATCCCCTCGCGGATCGCGTCGGCGATCTCCTTCGCCTGGGTGCAGGTCGCGGCGTAGATCTCGATGATGAACGTCCCCACCGGGGCCGCCGTGCCGTCGAGCGTCGGCGTCCTGGTCGTCGACTCACGCATAAACCGGACGTACGGCAGCGAGGCCGCCGTCGGGACGTGGACCGGGTAGGCGTTGCACTCGGCCGCCTCCTCGATCGTCTCGCGGATCCAGTTCTCGGGGCTTGTGATCGCCATACCTAAACCCTCC